GGCGGAATACCCAGCGGGTATTGCATTGTGATGATCAACATCACTTTCCAATGTCTCAATTATACCATTTTCATTCAGATATTTCTTTCTGAAATCACTAAATTAATGCTTTTTGAATGGGCATTACACTCTCTCGAGCGGGTTTAGACTATATCTTAAGGTATCATCGTAATTGGTTAGATTACTCAACCCCACGGGCATTTAGTCGTTGAACAATCATCGTATCCTTACCATAATGGACTTAGATGACTTGCTGCGGGTTATCTCTATTTTATACCTTTTTACTATACTTTATGTGATTAGCATAAACCATGACACTGTTTCCAGTGCCACTTAGTAGTATAAACTTTTATAGAATTACAATTTCTAAATCAAGACGTCTCCGCAATTTGGACGTGTTGCATATCAAGGGTATGGGGTGCTGGCCCCCAATGTATAATAATACCCTAAATACACTAGCCATTATTTTGTAATGACTTAGGCAAACAATTCACCATTCATGAACAGAGCGCGCATAAGTTTATCTCTCGCCCACGTGTTGTCATAGAGGCAATCATCAAGGATAACAAATGTGCGCGGGTCGATCGAGCATTTCTTGTAGGTCTCCATTTCCTGATTACACTGCTTCATCACTGCCCTTTGTCGCCGTAGAACATTTTCAATAAGAACCGAGTTATATTCTTCGTGGATAAACAGTTTCGGCACAAGTTTCCCGTAAAACCCGTTACCGGCTTCTGTCCCAGATATAACCGTACCAATCGGGATATCCTGGTGAAAATACAGCAAATCTTTGACCAAAAATGTTTTACCAGTGTCTCTACGCCCAATAAGCACAATAACAGGCCCCTTGTTTTCTTTTGGATCAAACGTTATTGACCGCATATCAAACTTCCTCAATTCAAGTGTCATTTAGATGAATTGAAATATAGGATTCTTTCATATATTTAAATGGTGTCTTTAACGCTCACTGATGTGTGTTTTGCTAAATATAGAGAGGCAGTCAATCACACAACTATATGCGTTTTGTATCAATATAAATAGTGATTGATTTAGGTATATAATTCCCGACCACGATGCGATTCAAACTAAATTACCAACGTGTGAGAAAACTCAATTTAGAAAAAATGGAAACTCAATATACCGAAACAGAGGAATTAGAGGAAACCGCCTACGACTACAATCCGTTTCGTATTGCCGCACTACAATCGTATAATCCGATTTATAATCTATTTTTCAATATGGATTCCACAACTAGTCAAAAAATCACACTGAACCACCAATATTTGGCAACGAGCCTTGATTCAGTTGTAAATAGTAAGAACGAGTCTTCTGATGCCGTCATTTTTGTAAAATCGTCGCCTCTCTTAGACCCCCTCCATTTTCTTCGCGGCAAATACGATTTAGAAAATCCATTGATGAAACAGTTGCCTCTCTTGGAATCGACCGTCGACACGTGTTTTCCTAAATTATTAGATGTCAATAATTCCGCATATGTGGACGGATTCTTTTCATATTTGACTTCCATGATGCGTGAAACACATGGATGGATACATGGTGTTCAGTACTATGGGTCCTTTCTCGGAATCCAGTCCAGATTTAGATACAATATTGCCGACGATATTGAGTTTTTAGAAGACTCCGAGTATTTTTTGAAGAATAGAAGCAAGTATTTTGATTTAGATGATGAAGTTGCGTGTATATTCAATGAGAAAATGGGACCCGGTTCTCGCAGAAACCGCGACAAATTGACAATTGTGGGTGATGATACAATTGATTTGGGCGTAGAGGACTTGGGTGAAGATGCTCCGGATGATGTTACAGCAAATATCGCAGAAGATGATGTCGAATGTTTAGATGCTAATACAGTTGCCTCTATTGAACCAAGTAGCGAACATGTAGATAAACGTACTAGAACTTTGTCAACATCATCCTCATCATCAGATAGTAGTTTAGTATCCAATTCAACAGTTGATGATGAAGATAATGATATAGCAGATAATGCAAATAACGTGAATACCGAAGACACTGACTCAACCACCGACGCCATCGAAGATGACGATAGCGATAACTATACTGACTACACGGACTCCGAAGAGAAATTATTCGCATATTTACACGATTTCCCGGTTCAGCTTATTTTTCAAGAAAAATGCGTCGGAACATTCGACGATTTGCTAATGCGAAATCAAATCAGCGCAAAAGAAATAATCGCCGCGCTATTTCAAATTACGATTATTCTGGCAACATACCAAAAAATGTTCAACTTTACCCACAATGACCTCCACACAAACAACATTATGTACATAAAAACCGATCTGGAACATATCCATTATAAGTTGAACGACACCATTTATAAAGTCCCCACATATGGCCGCATTTTCAAGCTCATCGATTTTGGTCGCGCCATATACCAATTCAATGGCCACCAATTCTGTAGCGATAGTTTTGCCGAAAGTGGTGATGCCAATACACAATACAACTGCGAACCATATATGAACGCAAAAAAACCGCGAATTGACCCCAATCCCAGTTTCGACCTGTGTCGACTCGGTTGTTCCCTCTATGACTTCACCATGGAATCTGACTCAAAAGAACTGAAAGCACTCGTAGATAATTGGTGCGAAGACGATTCTGGCAAGAATATCCTCTATAAATCCAGTGGAGAAGAGAGGTATCCCGGATTCAAATTGTACAAGATGATTGCGCGATGTGTCAATAATTTGGTGCCGAAAGATATTCTGTGTCGACCCATTTTTGCCAAATATCGTTTAGCTGACCCTGACGACCAGACACTATTGATTGATATTGACGCGATGCCAACCTATATGAGCAACAACAAATAAATAATATTTGAGCGTAGAATATTAGAGACTATATGCTCCATATACCATATGGAGCATATTGATAAGATTATTTATATAAACATGGATGCGCGCACAGACCGCCGCGCCGAATTGGAAGCAGAGTTTGCGCGCATAGGCATCCCCAATGACAAAATCATGCGATTTCCCGCCTCCAGTTATTGCGGATGCCCCAATACGGGATGTCTTGTGAGTCACGCAAATGTCATCCATTTAGCATATGAGATGGGATACCAGAATGTACTTGTATTAGAGGATGACTTCAGATTCATTGAAGATGCTGCCAAAGTAAATGCCGATATTTGCGCGTTTTTTGAAATGAAACTGGATTGGGATGTATTGATGCTTACAACATGCTCGGCAGTAGTTATACCGGAATATGTCGGCTACTTGGCATCGCGCATATCATCTTCTACAAATGGCGCCGGCTATTTGGTAAATCGCTCAATAATGATGGAACTTACTGAGTTATTCGATGCCAATGTAGAAAACCTTTTCAATACAAAAGCGCATTGGTTGTATCAGAACGATATATTGTGGAAGTCGCTGATGCCAACGAAACAGTGGTATATGTTCAACCAGTATTTGGGATATCAGGTAAGTGGATATAGCGACCTCTCACAAGACCAGAAAATCGCAATTGTTCCACAAGTATTCAATGTTGAAAATGTTATTGAATGGATAGAAGAAGTCCAGGCTGACCATATGAAGAAATACAACTATTTGGAGAAACTCAAACAGGATATAAAAACTATGAAGTGATAAACATTGGCAGATGCGACTCAAAAACAAGTTATTGTAATGCCTGTAAGCGAACCCAATGACTCCATTGCCTGGTAAAAACCGTGTACTAATGTGATTTCATCACACGGTTGTTACGCGTTTTCCCACAATTGCGTTTGTTTCCCCAAGTACGTTTGCGCGTTTTTTTGCGTCCTCCTTCCGAATCATATGGGTCTAGTCCAACTCGGTGTCCTTTGCGACAGCAAAATGACCCATATATTGAAACCTTACCAATTTCACCAAGTATGTCAAATAATTTGGCTGGATAAATAGATTTACCTTGTGAAATCTTTCTGTAATCCGGAGATTTGTTTAAAAAAGCTTTATACAAATGTTTAATCATAAGAAAAGGAAACCCTCCTTCATTCAGTTTATACCCTTCTCTGTTTTCAAATAAATTATTATTATCCATTTGGATTATATTCAACATTTCATTAATCATTAAATCAAACTCATGTTCACCTGTATGAACAGTAAATAAAATTGAAAAATTGGCGTACAAATCTTCATAATATTTCGTCTCAGTTGAAAGAGTTTGAATACATTGACCAATGTCCCGTTTATCTGTTAATCTTGTTGAATCATAACATTTGAATGATTCTGTCATGGATCGATCGGAACCCACGCGACAATCGTTGAGTTTTTCTTCAATATCCATCTTTTTCGCATTTAAAAATGTTTGAGCCATAGAAAAAAGCTCTTCTACATCATTTACATCTTTTTTAGTATAAACTTTCTTTGGATTTACGGTTTGTTCTTTATAATATTCACGCCATTCAGCAGAACAACAAGCCATTGGTCGTGAAATACGCCCCAATACGTTTATTTTGGCTTCCGGGTTCTCATCAAAATCAGATAAAATTTCGTTCTTTTTATTTTTTAAATCTATTAATGAAGCATCAATATCGGACTTTTCAATGTCTAACTTTATTTTCATTCTTTTATAATCAGCGCACATATGTTCTCGAAAACGTGTTTTATCAACGCGTTTTAATAGTTTATTTCCACTATAATGTTGCGTAAGTGCGTATTCTTTACTAATAGGTATTTGACTGCCCCACGCAAGTATACCTGAAGGACCACTATTATATACAGTATCTGGTACATATCGCGGATTAATATCTTTTCGAGTAGCTACATCTTCTCCTCCATGTCCAGTACCAAGGACGTTAATTTCTAATATATCACGAATTGTTAAATTGCTATCTGTTTTTTTTTCATGTTCATGAAATATATACGATTCTAATAAATCTGAAACATATTCAATCGCTTTTTCGTATTCTTTTTCCCCGAGTATTGATGTAATTAATCCTTTGGCAAAATTAATTCCATCAATACTATTTGCAGATGAATTGTATTTTTCATATTTTGTATAAAACCGTTGATATGGAGTTATCCTTACACTTTTGCGGAGAGGTCTATTATAATAAAAAACTTTTTCACCATCTTCCCATTTTTCCCAACGTCCATATTTGAACAATTGTGTTTTGGCAGGACTGATTAATGATTCAGATATAGATCTTTCATTTGATGGTCTTTCGTTTGATGGTATTTCATTGGACAGTCTTTCATTTGAATCAGGTGAAAGTTTTCTTTTTTTCCCCAACCCAATATCCATAATGTTGTTATATTTTATACCAACATTATACTTAGAAATCCGCGCTAAAATCAAAAACATTACTAGCGACTTCCTTGTTTGCCATTGCATACTCGCTATTTGTGCGTTCAAAGAAATTAACTTTACTATCCACACTAATTAATTCCATGAAATCCAGCGGATTCGCCGCGCCATAAATCTTTGGCACCCCCAATTGAACACATAATCGGTCACCCACAAACTCCACATATTGCGACATCAACTTCATATTCATTCCAATTAATCGACACGGAAGCGCAACTGTGATAAACTCCTTCTCTATTTCCACGGCTTCGTGAACAATATTTTGCGCATCAGTCTTGTCCAGCTTCTCAAGCAATTTCCCATAAAGCATAATTGCAAACTCAGTATGAAGTGCCTCGTCGCGACTGATAAATTCATTTGACAATGTGAGACCAGGCATTAATCCGCGTTTCTTAATCCAATAAATTGCCGCAAAACTGCTGCTAAAAAATATCCCCTCTACACATGCGAACGCAATTAGTCGTGTAGCAAATGATTTGTTGTTGGAATCGTGTGTAATCCATTTTCGCGCCCAGTCAGCCTTTTTCTGAATACACGGAAATGTGGTAATTGCCGAAAACAGTTTTCCACGGGTTTCACGGTCCTTGATATAAGTGTCAATCAAAATACTATACATCTCAGAATGAATATTCTCCATGGCAATTTGGAATCCGTAAAAAGCGCGGGCCTCCGCCAATTGTACGTCTGCCATAAACCGCGTCGCCAGATTCTCCATAACTATTCCGTCACTTGCCGCAAAAAATGCCAATACCATGGATATGAAATATTTTTCATCATCGTTTAGTTTGCTCCAGTCACCGAGGTCTTTTGATAAATCGACCTCCTCCGCTCTCCAAAAACAATCGACCTGTTTTTTGTACATTTTCCAAATGTCTTCATCTTTCACTGGGAACATTACATATCTTGAAACATCTTCGTGTAAAAGGTAGTCAATTGGGAGGTCGTCGGTATTCATCCTAAATAATATAGTTTGTAGATTTTATGTTTTTATCAGAAAACAATTATAGTATTTTTCTTGGAGAAAAATGTGATTTTAAACGCACTTGGTCAACCAACAAATATGTAGATGAATCCGTTTATTAACCAATAAATTAATCAACGATTTATGTAATAATGAGCAATCCAGTACAAGTCCCAGCCAATTTAGACACAAAAATCATATATAAAATGTCATTCATCTACAAATCACTTGAACAGGGATGGAGTGTGAGAAAACGCGACGGTAAATATATTTTTCAAAAGTCTCATGACGGGAAAAAGGAAGTATTCCAAGATGATTATTTAGAAAAGTTCATTATCGAGAATTCGTCAATGGATTCGCTGAAGTAAATAGCCGAACCATTTCAATAGTTTCCAGGTTTTGTTTAGCAATAATTCTTTCCATTTGTTTAGCAATTTCTTCTTCCAATACCGGCAGACGCATATACAACATCGGATTCACGCTATAACTATATTCATTCACGTATTTATTGTAATTGAATACAATAACTATGACACGAGTAATCGCACCATTTTTGATGATTAATTCTTCAAAATTAATATGACAATTTGGGTCGGTAATTATACACAGCATACTGTTGGCAACAACTATGTAATAATCAACCCTCGCGCCTGATACATACAATGGAACCGAATGTACAACTCCATCAAACTTGGTCTTAATAAAGGCACATACAGCTTGTTCTTTTGTCTTGTATTTTGACTGGAAAGAGAGAGGGTCATCTGGATACATTGACAAAAAACAATTTGAACAATAACCTTTGAACCTGGGATTCCCTGGATTTTCACTACACAACTTTGCCGAGCATTTTGCCGAGCCGGACGCAGAATATTTATGTTCTTGTCGTGCCAAGACATTTTTCATTTCGTCCAATTTGTGTTCGCTACAATACACGGGATACCCCATTTCAGTCCCATAGATGGGACGTTCGCGACAGCCAATATATTTACAAACTCGCGGCATTTTACTAAATACTGCCCCGATAATAAAAAGTCGGGGCAAACACGGACTATTTGTAACACATTTTCAAATATAATTGTTGTTATAATATTCTAGATTTATTGCCTACATATGTGTAGTTATTGCGCATACTATTTTGAAACTTTTTAAAATTGTCAATATTTTTTTGAGCGTTAAGTGCGCAATTATTTAGGAAAAATTATGTTTTGGAATTATATAAAAAACATGGGAGGAGCACTTATGCAATTAGTCGCCTACGGCGCACAAGACGTTTTCCTGACTGGAAACCCCGAGATCACTTTCTGGAAGGTGTCTTACAGACGCCACACCAACTTCGCGATGGAGTCCATCGAGCAGACATTCAACGGCCAGGCCGATTTCGGTCGCCGTGTGTCCTGCACAATCTCCAGAAATGGAGACCTTGCTTACCGCACCTATGTCCAGGTTACTCTCCCCGAGATTAACCAGGGTATGGGAGCTTCTGGCACCGGCCCTGTCTATGCCCGTTGGTTGGACTACCCCGGTGAGCAGCTGATCGCCCTCGTTGAGGTCGAGATCGGTGGCCAGAGAATTGACCGCCAATATGGTGACTGGATGCACATCTGGAATCAGCTTACCCTCTCATCTGAGCAGCAGGCTGGTTACTACAAGATGATTGGCCACACCACTCAGCTCACCTACTTGTGTGACCCCGCTTTTGCCGACATCAACGGCCCTTGCGCGGCCACCGGTGGCCCCAGCCAGGTTTGCGCTCCCCGCAAGGCTCTCCCCGAGACAACCTTGTACATCCCCCTCCTCTTCTGGTTCTGCAGAAACCCCGGCCTTGCTCTGCCCTTGGTCGCTCTCCAGTACCACGAGGTCAAGATCAACATTGACTTCAGACCCATTGGCGAGTGCTTGTGGGCTGTTAAGTCTTTGTCTGATACAACTGGTGCTTCCCAGGCTGTCACCACTGCTTACCAGCAGTCCCTTGTTGCCGCCTCTATCTATGTTGACTTCATCTTCTTAGATACTGACGAGCGCAGAAAGATGGCACAGAACCCCCACGAGTACCTCATTGAGCAGCTCCAATACACCGGTGATGAGTCGGTTGGATCCTCGTCCAACAAGATCAAGATCAACTTCAACCACCCCTGCAAGGAGCTCATCTGGGTTGTTCAACCCGATTCCAACGTTGACTACTGCAATGCCTTGGAGGGTAACTCTACCTTGTACAAGGTTCTCGGACCCCAGCCCTTCAACTACACTGATGCCATTGATGCTCTCCCTCCTTCGATTGCCGTCTTCGGTGGTCAGGCCGAGACATCTGGTGCCAACGCCTTCATCTCTGGAGGTGTCTTCCAGATGCCCGGTGCCATTGATGGCCTTGTGTCCAACAATGCCGCAGCTGGTCTTAACAATGCTGCAGGCTGGGACCACAGCGTCTTTGATGCCGCTACCGGTAGTAGCAACAATGGCTCCCTCGTCTCCGATGCCGGCACATTCGTGCTCGCTGAGACTGCCCTCAACATGCACTGCTGGGGCGAGAACCCGGTCGTCACCGCTAAGCTCCAGCTTAACGGCCAGGACAGAATCTCTGAGCGAGAGGGTTCTTACTTTGACGTTGTCCAGCCCTTCCAGCACCACACCCGTGCTCCCGATACTGGCATCAACGTGTACTCTTTTGCCCTCAGACCTGAGGAGCATCAACCCAGCGGCACGTGTAACTTCTCCAGAATCGACAATGCTACCCTCCAGCTTGTCCTTTCTTCGGGAACTGTTGTTGGAACCAACACTGCCAAGGTCAGAGTGTATGCTTACTCTTACAATGTTTTGCGTGTGATGGCTGGTATGTGTGGCGTGGCTTACTCAAGTTAGGGACCTACACGTGGCGTCTTTTAGTTATGTATGGGAAGTCTCTTTATACTCATTTGATAAAAAACCTGTTTTTTATTAAATATTTATTCGTTGTTTTGTTTATCCTTGCGGAATTTTACAAGTTCTTCCGCGCGCATTTTTTTATATTCTTCATTTCCATATTTTTCACGCATTGCTTGTCGCTGATTTTCCTTTTTAACCCGCGATGCTTCACGGATTTCTTCTTTGGATTTTTTATTTTTATTTGGAGTTAATATATTTGTAATATAAACACTTGGTTCAGTCTGTATTTTATTTATTGAGTTTTCATATATTTTTTTGAACTG